CAGGTACGCATGGTTCCACGCGCCGCGGATCGCCCAGACGTTCCCCGCGTTGACCTGCGAGGCGAACCCGGAGGCGCGGACCTCCTTCGCGCCAGTCACGGGAGCCGACCGCATGTTGCATCCTGCCAGCATTCGCGCCATGTGCAACACCTGGTCCTTGCCGGCCTGCCCTGGGTCCTGCGGAATGCGGATCAGCGCCGCGCGTCCGTCGACCTCCGCCGCCCGTCGCATCTGCGCGTCTCTCTCGTCCGGGGCCCACCTCCCGCGAACGACATCGAGCACTCCAAACGACCCATCCGCCGCCCGGCACATCAGGACACCCACCGTGTAGTCGCCTCCGCCTGCAGTCGCCGCGAAGTCCCACGCTCGGCATAGAGCGACAGGAGCCGCCGGCGGATCGTCCACGATTCGAACTCGGTCCGGCTTGAAGATCGAGCCCTCTCTCGGTTGAGGGTTCTGCTGGTAGAGTGCCTCGAATGATCGTTCGCCATCGTTCTGGTCCATAATGGCCTTGATACGTAGCAATGCATCACGATCGTACCGCTCCGGCCACAACGCCTCGCCGGCGGGCCTCCCCAGCGGATCGTCCGGCTTCGCGAGAGCAGGCAGGCTCAGCACCCGCCACCTGTCCGGCTCGCTCGCAATCGCCCGCGCATCCAATCCGTCCTCGTGCCACGGCGTCATCACGATCACGATCGCTCCGCCTGGGTCTAGACGCGTCAGGAGGTCGTCCGTGTAGTGATCCCACGCCGCCTCCCGTTTCACCTCGCTCTCTGCATCCTCACGACTGCGGATCGGGTCGTCGATCACGATTAGGCGGAACCCCGTGCCGGTAGGCGGACTGCCCATGCCGCGGGTCATCATCACGCCGCCCGCCGTTGTATGCCACTCATCCGCAGCCGTGCTGTCCTGGGCAATCTGTACCCGCCCCTGTGCCAGGTTGCGCGCCTTCCGCCCCAGCCGGCGCGCGAACCGCTCGTTGTAACCCGAGATCAGCACATTCGCGGCAGGGTCCAGCTCCAGCATCCGCACCGCCAGCCTGACGGTCACATTCTCCGTTTTCCCGTGTCTCGGAGGCATCCTCACGGCGTAGCGGTCGCATCGGCCCTGCAGAACATCATCCACGTCGCGCGCCACTCGCCGAATGTGCCGCGGCAGGTACCAGCCGTGTGGGTACGTCTGCAGCAGCCAGTCAGCGTAGCCGGCATTAGTCGTCGTCGTCGTCTTCGCTCGAAGACGTCTGCAATACTCTTCCCTCAAGCGCCGCGATCTCGCGTCGTAGCTCATCGTCGGATAGACTAGAGACATCCATCTGCACCTGTTGCATGAATGGCGGGTTGTATCTCTCTGGCTTGTTATGCGTGAGCATGAACTGCAGGAGGCGGTCGCTGCCCTTCAACGCGCGCTGCCTGGCCACGTCTTCGAGCATCTCGTTACCGAGCTCCATCGCCTCCGCCCATCGGCGCGCGAACTCGGAGGAGTTGCGCTTGTACAGATAGACCGTCTGCCGTGTCACCCGCGCCGCCTTCGCTGCATGCGTCACGATACCCGTCTCGCCAAGCGTCTGGAAGAACGTCGCCCACCATCGGCGTTCCTCAAACGTCAGATTGGTAACATCTCTCGCCATCTACACCCTCAAAATGGAGCGTCCGGGTCGTTTCGCACCGCCCCCTACTGCTGGTCGCAGTCGTGCCGCTCTCTGCACTTCGGACGCATTCACGCTTCGGATATGGCTTTCGCATCGGCTCAATGAGCGCGCGCATTTCGTCATCGAGCGGGAGCAGGTATTTCAGTTTGCCTACCAAAGGAATCGCTTCGCACTGCTCCGGTTTCCAGACGGCGCACCATTTTCCGTAGGCCCTTCGCCGACCAGACACGGAGATCATCCTCTGATGCCAGACCTTACCATCCGGTGCCAGATACATCCTGCTGGGTGCTGTCTGTCCCACATACACCCACCCAGCGGCCTGGTAGATACCGCCATGGTGCCCGTGGTTCGGGTCAGCATAGCTCACGAGCAGTCGTATCCCTGGGCATCTGTCCTTCAGAAAGCGAACCGCGATAGTCAATATCCGGCTCACTGGCGTTACGTGTTCGCGAAGAGCAATGCGCGTAACCTCGGCGATCTCCGTTGGCCCTAGCCCAAACGATTTTCCCGCGTCCCTTGCATTTCCTCGGCTGAACAGAACGACGCCGATGAACTCTCCGTTCTCCCACGCTCCGACCCGCACATAGGGCGCTGTCGGCAATATTCCCGAGTAATGCCAGTGCTCGACGGCGTATCGCGTTGCTTCATGCGAGCACCAGTCCACCTTGAGCTCAGGGCGTGAACTCATGACCACATTCCGGGCATTTGACCGTAGCCTTCTGATCGAGCCTGCCCTGTTCATCCGGGCCCACCGGCTCGTACGTCGGCACCTGGTTCAGCACCGCCGTCAGCTCATCCCTGCTCCACAGGTCATCCAACTCTACGCCATCCTCCGCCAGCGAGGCGAGCATCTCCGCGTCCCATTCGGCGAGTTCAGCGGTGCGGTTGTCGAGCAATGCCAGACGAGCCTTCTGCTTCTCGCTCAGACCGCTCCGGCGCACCGCGACGATCGTCTCACCGTCGGCGTCGACCACCTTGACGCGCTCGATACCGGCCTCTGCGGCGGCGGCGACGGTCCCGTTCCCCGCCAGCACGCGGTTGGTCTCGTCGATCACGATCGACCGTGCCGCGCCCACCTCCTGAAGCGAGGCGACCAGCATCCCCTCCGCCCGCGGTCCGCGTTTGCGCGCATTCCGTTTGTCTAGCTTGAGATCAGCGATACTCGGCATAGTCCCCCTACCCAGAAACGACAGAAGCCCCTCCGGGGGCGTCGGCCCTCGGCGAGGCTTCGCAAAGCCGCCAGTTTTCAGTTGTCGTGCTATTCTACGCGAACCCTGCCGCGTTTGTCAAGCACTATCTGCAAATCCATCAGACACATTTGCGAAATGACGGCGCAGACGAGCATCCGATGGTCCCAGCGGACGTACTGGTTGCAGTGTCCGTCCGGGCAGCGGCCCGTTCTGACGCCTGTGTACGGGTCCTCCCGCTCATCATGGACGTGCACCGCCAGCATGCCGTTACCCTCCCGCTCGATCAGCGGGCGACCGCAGGCCGGGCAGACGAGGAGCGGGAGGCGGTGCATCACCAGGTCGTGTCGAACGCAACCTGAATGTGGTAGCCATCCTCGGTTACCATCAGCACCCGGTCCGCGTGACCAATCGCCTGCAGTAGATCGTGTGCCACGAGGTGCGCGGACGGCGGGATCATCACGGTCGCGTATTTCAGTTCCTCCGGGTCCTCTGGCCAGTTACCTGCGTAGTCGAACTGCCAGCTTTGCAGTTTGCCAGGGAAGGGCGGCGGCTTGATCCCGAGCGCGTCCCACGCCCCGTTCCAGACCAGAACATGAGCACCCTTCCAGGCCGTGTCGTCAGCATGGCAGTGGTAGCTATCACCCTCTCGGCGTCCCCACGCCTTCTGTCCGCGCATCCTAGTGACGCGAACGGTATAGCTCATGCGTTTCCCATCCTCGGTACCGGCCACGACGATAGAAGGGGAGGGAGCACACTCAGTAAATGCCAGCCGGTAGACCGAGTCCTCGCGATCAATGAACAGTGAGGACCGCCGCGCCCTTAGCTCGTCAGCCGGTATCGCGTCCTCGATCTCGGCGATCGTTGGTCGTCGATCCTCCGGCGTCCAAAGCAGCCCATTGGGCGGCAAGGCTTTCGACAGTCCCCAGACGTCCCAGTACGCGCGCGCGATCCGTATCGCCGCGTTCGCCATTTCCAGAGGGCATTTCGCCCAGGCCTCCTCCCGGTTCATTTGGCCGCCTCCTCGATCTCCGCCTTGATTGGCTCCAGCAGCTCGCGTAGCCGCCGGGCAATCCTAACAACGCGCTCCGGGTCGTCGGACACTACGATCTGTCCGAACGACAACATCCGCCTTTGTTCCGGCCTGCACCCGCTCGCCTTCGCCTTGCCGGGCGCCTTTAGCTCGACGAAACACCAGAGGGGCCCGGCTATATGAACGGGGAGGTCGACCATACCGGGGTCTGAGCCCGACAGGTCCGCCCGGTGTTGCCCAACGCGCAGGGACTCGAACCCAGCATAGGCGAGTGCCTGCTTCGTCGCCGAGACAACCGCGGCCTCCGGGTTCGTTCGCCGGGCCCTTCCGCCACGCATCAACGCCGGCGCGTCCGACGTCTTGCGACCGCACGCGAGACAGACCCAGCCGACGCGGGTCCGGGCCGCAGTGGGCAGTCGTAGCGGGCGCATCTCGGCCCCGCAGCACATCGGCGCGCCGGCGCTCATTTCGCCTCCTCCATCGGCACGAGCCCGTACGCCTCGTAGTTCGGCAGCGGCAATGGGCCGTCCTGCGGTCGCCATAGGTGCAGGCAGTACGGGTTGATTCGCGCCTGATTATG